TCATATTCTGATGTTGCAACAGGTTCAAATATAACATATAGTGACGTCGCATAGGAGAAAATTATGGCATCAACATTCACCCCTCTGGGTATAGAAAAACAAGCAACTGGTGAAAATGCCGGTACTTGGGGAACAAAAACAAATACTAATTTAGAGCTCGTAGAACAAATAGCTGGTGGAACAGCCTCACAAGCTGTCTCTGATTCTGGTGATACCACTTTATCAGTAACAGATGGTGGAACTGGTGCAACTCTTGCACACAGAGTTATAGAATTTACTGGTTCACTAACAGCATCACGAAATGTTACAATACCTATAGATGTTCAACAACTTTACCTTTTAAAAAACGGAACCTCCGGTTCACAAAATGTTGTATTTAAATATGTAACTGGATCGGGAACCTCTGCTACAATTGCAAATGGTAAAACTATTTTAGCATACGCAAAAGCAGATGATGGCACAAACCCAAATATAGTATCAGTTGAGTTTGGTGGCGATGTAGTAGATGACACTACACCACAATTAGGTGGTAACTTAGACACTAATTCTTTCATGGTTGATTTTGATGATAATCATGGAATTAGAGATGAAAACGGCAATGAACAGTTACAATTTCAAACAACGGCTTCTGCAGTTAACCATTTTGATATAACAAACGCTGCAACTGGTAATAGTCCTACTATTTCAGCAGCTGGAGGTGACACAAATATTGACCTTACTTTGGTGCCAAAAGGCTCAGGAGTTGGTAAATTAACTAATGCTAATGGCACTAGTTCTACACAAAAAATAACAACAGACGGAAAAGCTATTGCATTGTCTTTAGTTTTCGGATATTAATTTAAAAGGAGATTAAAATATGGCAACACCAAATCTAGCTAACGTCGCAACGATTACCCCTAAAAACGCTATGGGTAGTTTGGCTGATACAAACAGAACTACAATGATTGACGTTCCTGCAGAAACTGCAGTGAGAATTGATTCAATATTACTAGCAAACATTGATGGAACTTCTGCTGTTGATGCAACGGTAGAAATTAGTAACGACAATGGTTCAACTTATTTTAAAATTGCAAGCACAATTTCAGTGCCTGCAGATTCAACATTAGATTTAATTAGTAGACCTATTTATTTAGATGAAACAGATTTAATCGCTGTAACAGCAGGTGCTGCCAACGATTTAGCATTTCATGTTTCATATGTTGAACTAGTAGATTAATTTTAAGGAGGAAAGATAACAAATGCCAAGAATAATTAAACCAGCGGTAGGAGCTTTCACAGCTGCAAATATTACAATTGATTCTTCTGGAAGAGTAATTACTGCTACTTCAGGAGCAGGCGCAGCAAACATGATTTGGAAAAATACAACAACCTCTCCAACTAGTGGAGCACAAGGAAACTACGCTACTTCAGCAAATGCAAGTAAAATAAATGTTTATTTAAAAGGCGGCGGCGGTGGCGGCGGCGGTGGCCAACAGGGGGGAAAAGGCGGATTTGCAGGATTTGGTATATTTAGTATTCCAGTTTCTTCAGCACCAGCAACATTTCCATATTCTTTAGGAGCAGGAGGTACACAACAACCAGATCCAAATATTCCTGGGGCAACTGGTGGAACTAGCACTTTCGATTCAAATCATAACGCATTGGGTGGACCAGGAGGTCGTAGAGGACCTAGTCCAGGTCTAAACGGAAACATGAATGACGCTGGTAATAACGCAATAGTGCAAGTTGGAAGTTCAAACACACCTTATACTGATGCAGAAGCTGTTTACGCTAAAGTCGTCGGTTTCGGAACCAGTAATAATGCTGGAGTAGGTGGCAATGCGGGCGGTATAGGACAAGGTGGTGGATTTAGTGTTTTTGAGGACGTAGGTTAATGGCTAAATTAATTTTTGGTAATGTTGATAATATTAGTTATGAAGTGTCTGTAGGTGCATGTAGCACTGACCAAGATTTAGCTTATTTAATTGGAGATTTAAATAAAATTAATGAATATAAATCTTTTGATATAACGGAAGATGAATATGATGGTTTATTTGATGGGTCAAAATCTTATGAAATTTCAAATAATGCTCCTGTAATCATAAATCACACAATGTCCACTGAAACTGTTTCAGAAGAAGAGTTTAAGAATCAATATGATAATTATAAACAAGCTTTAGGGGATAAAATAGAACATAGAGTAAACCACTCAAAAATATCTGAAGCACAGTCTTGTTTAAATTATTTGAATAGTCTTGATTTAAGCAGTTTATCTTATCCACACGTTAACTTATTTAAAAAATTAAAAGACGAAAATAAATACGTTGGTTTAGCAGCGTTTTAATTAATTTACTTTTAATTTTTAACGTGTAAATTAGAGAGTATGAAAGAAAATAAAATTAAATTTATGTATAGCAGTGATGAATTTAAAGAAATATTTCAAGACATTCATCCTATTCCAGCTAAATTAAACGTTCCTAATTGGTATAAAGAGTTAAAAACCTCTAGCGAATATGTAACTATAAAAAGCTGCATGCCTTTTTTAGATAGTTTAACATCTGGATATATTTTAAAAATGCCTCAAGATTTTTATATTGCACATAATTATATGAATAAAGACAATAAACCAGATTCCTCTTACAAATTTTCTTTTCAAGGTATTGATGTAAATGAGACACATGCTCATGGTGTTAATGTAAATACAAGGCAAAAAGAAACTCATTCAACAAAGCAATTAGGTGAAAAATGTCCTTTTAATAATAAAAATAAAAATTTACCTTTTTATAAAATTCTTAATCCTATAATTATAAAAACTCCCCCAGGATATTCTTGTTTATTTGTTTCTCCTTTAAATAACAGAGATGATAGATTTGAAATAGTATCAGGAATTGTAGACACTGATACTTATAGTAATCACATAAATTTTCCAATTATTATTAACGGAGATAAATACCCTAATTTAGAAACAACAATAGAAAGAGGAACCCCGTATGTTCAAATAATTCCTTTCAAAAGAGATGATTGGAAAATGGAGATAGGATCTGAACGTGTTTCTATGTTTTTAGCAAAAATTAAAATTATGAGAAAAATATGGAATAATTATAAAACCTTTTTTTGGAAAAGAAAAAGATGGAATTAGAAAAATTTATAAAAGTATTTGATAATACTATGGAACCAAAAATTATAGGCAGCTGTTTAAATTATTTAAACACATTAGATTTTATTGATCAAAAAATTATAGCTAATAATGGAGAAAGTTATATCGACAAAGATGTAAGAAAAACACAAGGTTGGTATTTTGAATCAGGCACTATGACAGATATTCATTGGCGTAATTTATGGACATCCACTTTTAGAAGACTATTTTTTGAATATAAAAATTTTTATGACATATATACGGGTATAGAATGTAAAGAAATTAAAACTTTAGCCGTATTAAAATATAATGAAGGGGGTTTTTATGTTCCACATTCTGATAATCATAATAATTATCCAAGAACTTTGAGTTTTATATATTTTTTAAATAATGATTATGAAGGTGGGGAGTTAGTTTTTCATAGTCCAGATAGAGCTTTAGAGGAGAATATTATAATCAAACCAACACCAGGAAGATGTATTATATGGCCTTCTAATTTTATGTATCCTCATTCTGTAAAAGAGGTAACGAAGGGAACAAGGTATGTTTTAGTATCATGGATGGCATAAAAAATTTTAAATATAAATTAATACCTAAATTATTAGACGAAAAAGAAATATTTTTATTAAAAGAATATTGTAAAAATAAACACGTGGTAAATCAAACAAATTTTGATTTTATACAAAATAACTGTGGGGACAGTTATTATTATAAAGATGAGTTAATGCAGGTAATATTAAAATCTAAAAAACAAATTATAGAAAAAGAAATAGGGTTTGAGTTAAATGAAACTTATACTTTTTGGAGATGTTATACTTATGGTGCAGAACTAACAAAACATACCGATAGACCCTCTTGTGAAATAAGTGCAACGGTTTTTATTGATTCAGATAAACTAGATTGGCCTATATTTATGGATGGAAAAAGTCTTGTTTTAAATAAGGGGGACGCTGTAGTTTATAAAGGTTGTGATGTAGAACATTGGCGTAAACCTTTTCATGGGGATTATCATATGCAAGTTTTTTTACATTATGTTGATAAAGAAGGTAAATATGCAAATTATAAAGGAGATAAAAAAAATGAAAATAGTAATGCTTGAAAATGGTGATGGAGCTATTCAATTTACAGATCAAGAAGTAAAAATATTAGCTGAAAAAAAAGAATTAATTTTTCCTGTAGAGTCTATGGTTAAATTATCTAATGAGTTAGTGCACATAGGATTTCTTATGTCTGATAAAATACCAAAAGATAAACAAGGATTTTCTACTAGTTCCGAAAATATGCCAATAAAAAATAAAAAGTGAGTAATATTTATTCGATAATAGAAAATTTTGTTGATGAGAAAGATGCAGAAAATTTAATTAATTATTTTAATGATAATCAACATCTTTGTTATGATGCAGAGGAGGAGCATAAACATAGAAATTTACATTCTTCTGCTATTAAAGATATTAAAATTAAAAATTTATTAAGTTATTACGCATATAAAAATATTATATTTATAGACCATATTTATAAAACTAAAACCAAACTTTGGGGTGAGATGAGACTTTGTAGATGGAGACCTGGAGAAAGCATGGGAATACACATAGATAGAAACATTAAAACAAGAAATAATAATGTTGATTTTTCTTCTTTAGTTTATTTAAACGATAATTATGAAGGTGGTGAATTAGTGTTTAAAGACAAAGAATTAAAAATGCCTAAATTAAGTTGTATTGTGTTTGAAAGTCATTTGCATCCCCACGCTGTAAAACAAGTTTTAAAAAATAATAGATATACAATACCCTCATGGTATCAATATGTATAAAGATAATATTTTAGATAAAAGATTTGCTGACGAATTATATTGGCTTTTATTAAATACACCTTGGCACGCTAGAAATATAGCAAATAGAAACACATATCCTTATGGTGATGAAGGTTCACATTTATTTTTAGGTAAACAAATATTTTGGAAAGAGAATGAATATGATATTTATTCTGAAGTTAATAAACAAGATATGTTTAAATTTATAAATTTATTTGAACATCTTTGTAATACTTTTAATGTAAATTTAAAACTAAAAGATATATCTGTTAATTTACAATTTTTTGGTCAAGATGGAACTTTTCACACAGATGGTGATGAAAAAGAAACTGTGTTTATTTTAATGTTATGTAATAAAAATTTAGACTCAGATGTAGGTGGAAATTTTATAAATCAAGACACAAAAGAGGACATATCTTTTAAACATGGAAGAGTAATTACATTTAAGGCAAACAATAAACATAAAGGACTGGCTTTTAATAAACCATACATACCAAGAATATCTATAAAATTTGTAGGAGAATAACGTGTATCAAAGATATGAAGACATAAATGATAAAAAAGAAGGAAGCTATAAATCAATATTTTCTACTCCGATATGGATTAAAGATATAGACCCTAAAAAAGTAAACTTAACAAGCACTAATTTTAAAAGTCACTTTTTAAGTGGTACTTTGTCTTCTTATAGCTTTGATAATACCAATAATAAAATAACAGTTTCGGGAAAAGAATATTTAGAAAGTATTATATTAGATTGTTTAAAAGATTTTAAAATTGATAAATGCAACCTTATTCAAATATGGAGAAATATATATGATGACGATTTTCAAGAAAGACACAATCATACAAATTCTCATTTTTCTTTTACCATTTATGAAAAATTATTAAAACCACAAACTATGTTTTACCACCCTGCACACGATATGATCCATGCAGCTCGTTTAAATAATATTATTTATCCATACTGTTTTCCAGAAGTAAAACAAAATCAAATAATATTATTTCCAAGTTATTTAGATCATATGGTAGTTCGGTCTAAAGACTCTATGACTATCAGTGGAAATATAGAAATATGAAATTTTTATCAGCTAGAATCGGTGAACACGATTCTAATGTAACGTACACAGATGGTGTTAATGTAAAATATTTTAAACCAGAAAGACAAACACAAATAAAACACTATGCATATGAAGATATAATTTCATGGTTAGAATCATCTGCTTTTTTAAATTTTAAAATAAATGAATTAGATGGTATAGCATTAATACTAGATTCATATGCTTTTAATTGGTTAGGAGAAGATGAGGGTAAATTATTTAAAAATATAAATATACCTTTCGAACCTTTTACAAGTTTAAAATGTCCAATATTTAAAGTTGATCACCATTATGCACACAGTCTTTCTAGTTGGATGTTAACGGACAAATCTACAACCGACATGGTATTAGATGGTTTTGGAGATAAATATAGAACATGTAGTGTGTTTCAGAACAATCAATTAAAACAGTCATACACAAAAGAAAATGGTTTACATTCTTTTGGAATAGCACTTCAAGATTTTGCGTGTGCTTTAAAAGTGCAAGGTTCAAGTCAAGATCTTTCAGGAAAAATAATGGCTCTACAATCTTTTGGCAAAGTAGATGAAGATTATTTAAAATATATATCTCAATTTAATTTAGAACAAAGTTCTAAAATAATAGACTTTGAAAACTATATTAAAATTAAAGGTAGCCGTATCGCTGCAAATCATACTTTTATTGATTTTGTTAAAACTGTGCATTTTTATATGGAAAAAATACTCCCTAAATTTTTTAATAAATATTGTAATTCAAAGGATATTATAACTTACTCTGGTGGTGTTGCTCAAAACGTATGTATTAATACTAAACTTAAAAAACAATATCCTAATATTATAATTCCACCACATTGTGCGGATGAGGGTTTAAGTTTAGGAGGAGTAGAATTTTTAAGAAAACATTTTGAACAACCAAAGTTTAACACAACTAATTTCCCATTTTGGCAAACAGATGTTATTCCTGAAACATTACCCTCGGATAAATTAATAAAACAAGCCGCACAAGAGTTAGCTCAAGGAAAAATAATAGGTTGGTATCAAGGACATGGTGAAGTTGGACCAAGGGCTTTAGGTAATAGATCTATATTAATGAGTCCTGAAATTAAAAATGGTAAACAAATATTAAATAAAAAAGTAAAACACAGAGAAGACTATAGGCCCTTTGCAGCTTCTATAAAACTAGATAAAACTAAAGATTATTTTGATTGGAAAGAAGAGAGTGAATTTATGTTATACAGTGTTAAGTTTAAAGATAAGGTATTTAATCCTATTGCACACATAGACGGTACGAGCAGAATACAAACTGTAAAACAAAAGCATGAGTATTTTTATAGATTATTAGATGAGTTTGAAAAATTAACAGGATTACCTATGCTTTTAAATACATCCTTGAATGATAATGGTAAACCCATAGCTGGTAAACCTAAAGACGCCTTTGCTCTTTTAAAACATTCTGACCTAGATTATTTGATTGTAGGAGACTGTGTTTATAGAAAATAACCATATTGATTTATAGAGCTTTTGGCTATAGTATCTAACTCTTTACTTAAATAGGTATTTTATGCTACAAAAAATAGGATTTCAGCCAGGTATTAATAAACAGATCTCAGAAACCACAGCAGAGGGACAATGGGTTAATTGTGATAATGTTAGGTTTAGATATGGAACACCTGAAAAAATAGGTGGGTGGAATCAATTAGGTGGTACCGGAGCAAATGAGTTAACAGGTGCAGGTCGAGGTATGCATCAGTTTATAAACAGTTTATCAAGAAAATACTCAATTATTGGCACAAACAGAATTTTGTATGCTTTTTCTGGAGGTGTATTCTATGACATACATCCTATTAAAACTACAACAACGCTTACTAGCGCACTTACTACGACTAACGGATCACCAATTGTTACAATAACTTTCAGCACATCTCACGGTATAAATCCACAAGATATAGTTTTGTTAGATAATTTTAGTTCAGCAACTAATTCTAATTATAGTGCATCTGATTTTGATGATAAAAAATTTATGGTAACTAGCGTTCCAAATAATAAGACTATTACTATTACACTCACATCTAATGAATCTGGATCAGGAGCCACAACTTCTGGTGGTATTAGAGTTCAACATTATTATCCTGTAGGTCCAGCCGTGCAAGCAAAAGGTTTTGGATGGGGTTTAGGATCTTGGAGTGGTGAGGATACATCTGCAAGAACTACAACTTTAAATGGAGCAATAAATTCATCCACAACAACCATTGTTTTAACAGATGCATCTCAGTTTTCTAGTTCTGGAACTAACTTTGTTATCATAGGTAGTGAAGAAATTTCTTACACAGGTATTACTGGTAATACATTAACAGGAGTAACAAGAGGAGTTGATGGAACAACTGCAGCATCACACAGTGACGGTGTTACAGTAACATTTTCTACAGACTTTGTTGCATGGGGTGAAGCAGCATCAGGTGACTTAGTTTTAGATCCTGGTATGTGGTCGTTAGATAATTTTGGTGATAAAGCTATTTGTCTAATTCATGACAGTGCTGTATTTTCTTGGAACTCTGCATTGTCAAATGCAACGGAAACAAGAGCTACAATTATTACAGGTGCGCCAACAGCATCTCGTCACATAGTAGTTTCTACTCCCGATAGACACTTAGTATTCTATGGAACAGAAACAACTATTGGTGATCCATCTACACAAGATGATATGTTTATAAGATTTTCAGATCAAGAGAATATAAATACATATACACCCACAGCAACTAATACAGCTGGCACTCAAAGACTAGCTGACGGATCCCAGATTAGAGGAGCTATTAGAGGTCGTGATGCAATTTATGTTTGGACAGATACAGCTCTATTTACACAACGTTTTGTTGGTCAACCATTTACTTTCGCGTTTGCACAGGTTGGAACCAACTGCGGACTTGTTGGACAGAACGCATGTGTTGAAGTGGATGGTGCTGCGTATTGGATGTCAGAAAATGGTTTCTTTAGATATGCTG